GTGATACTGTTCGTGCCTATGAAGATGGTGCAGACATGCCTATCACTGTCATGGAAATCACTGGTGATGGTGTACCAGATAGTCCAGGGTCAGAACTCTGGAAGAAACCAGTAAGAACTGGTGACACAAGAAATTACAGCACCAGTCTTGGTTTATCTGCAACAATATCTTTCCCACTTGATGGTGGACTACAGGAACGTTGCAAGTCAGCAGCAGATACTCAGATACAAATGCAGCAACAAATGATTGCTAATAAAAGATTAGACTTTGAGATTGCTCGTTTGAAAAATTGTGGTGAATTGAAAAAGGCAGGAATTTATTTTAGACCAGGAACACACTATGCTGCAATCTGTGCAGATGTAGTGGTAGATAGTGTTGATGCTATCAGAAGACACCGACATACAATTCCACAACCTATCTCTTCCTTTGCCGGAGGGCAGACTTCAACGTCCGGATCGCCTGGTTCCGTACCCGTTGCTCGTCCCTCCTCGCAGACAAAGATAGTACCGGGATCTCCTTCTTCCGTATTGCAGCAATCTTCTTCACCACTTTCTTCGTCACAGGTTTCACCACTTTCAAAAGAAGATCAGCGAGAGGTTTTGCGAGCAGTGCAGAAGTCGTCGCAACTACAGCGATTGAGGCGGTAGTAGTTACTAGTGGTAGTGGAGGGAGATACTGCTCAGTCCATGGTATCTGTTTTTCAGGAACCTCAACTACTATAATTTCACAAACTTTCTTCGCCTCATTATATTTCTCACCCTCCTGACATGTGGGTCGTTTTGGTATGCCAGGTTGTGCAGGTGTCTCCTGCTCCGGTGTTTTAGATGGAGGAATAATAGGTGGTGGTGGTGACTTTTGTGTGATATCTAAATTGTCTTTATCATAATCAATAGGAGTGAATGAAGGTGTTCCGGCATCACAGTAGGTGACCGTGCCTTCTCTATCCTCATTCTTTAGATTTTGATTTTCACTACTGTCTCTGTGTGCCTCAACGCAACCAGGAATATTGACAATAGGCGTCCCCACCTGTGTAGTGACTGGTGGATAGATTGGAATTGCTTGTGGAGTAGACTGTGCCCAATCAGGAATCTTCTGAATCGTGGCGTCCCTGATGTCCAGTTGTCCGATCTGTAGGCGTCGTATCCCCACTGGATTGACGTTGATCCCTGGAATCTCCACTTTCCCTCTGATCAATTCCTATTATATAGTAAATACTATAAATCGCCATAGCTACAACAAGGATCGTCATGATAATCACTGACCATACAGGATCAGATGGATTATCAAGAGGTCGTAGTAATAAATTCATACCCACAAATCCCGAAAGTAAAAATCAACTTTCGTAAGAGTGCCTAAAGGTGCAGATTTTCCAGAGGTTGCCCAATCACGACAAAATTTACGTACAGCATAATTAGATTGTATAGTTCTAACACCATACATTCTTGCGAATGATGACATAGCAAAGTTATATGCTTGAGTTTCAACGTGATTCATATTATTTGATTTTTTCAATAATGCGAAGCATTCCATCAGCATAACCGATGAGAGCTACAGATCCTAGGACGATACTAATAGCTGATGCATTGCGATTGTGCTTTGCCATGGCGGCATCAATCATTTCCTGCACTTCTTTCTTAGTGTGCGGTTCCATTCCCATCGTACTTATCACTCTCATAATAAAAGTTCTCGCCCCTATAAAGTCCGAAGGCTATAGTGGCGAGCACAAATGGAATTGATGCCCACAACAAAATATCAGCAAGGTTCATGACTTTTTAGGAGGTACAACTGGAGGAGCACCATCTTCGGACACAGTAGGAGGTTGTGTTCCTATTGTCAAGGGTCCTTGTTCAATCCGAATTGTTTGTGCAGGAGCAGTACGTGCTGCTGCTTCAATAAGACGTTCCATATCTGCCTTACTGATACCAGCACTACCGTTGGCACCGTTTGCTTTTTTGCCTGCCTGAACCCCGAAGGTAGCTAAAACCCCAGTAAAGACACTGGCGATAAAAGTTGGATCAAGTTTCTGTTCAGGAATACCTAGTGCAGGAGGTAGTTTGATGTAGGCAAGAGTAAGAATTCCGCCGGACCAAATAAGAATACCAAGACGAACGAGTGTGGACAATGCCAGCATCCGATCTTCTTGGTCTTCTTTCTCTTCTTTTTTATCCTTTTTTGGTTGTCCCAACCAATTCTTATCTACTTTCGCATCTTCTACTTTCTTTTCTTCAGTCTTAGATTTGTCGTCCATATGCCAGAAAGACACTGGCATTATTTAGAATGGAAGAACACCTCCAGTGGTCTCAGGTAAAGCAGGAACATCCATTTGACCTACAATTGCTTCCTCAATTCCTTTGGTGACCTGCTCTTTGATGTTGTTTGTGATATTGTCTTTATTTACATACACATAACCAGCGGTGCTGACAACAGCAAGACTAGTTGCGAATGAAAAAATCGACATGATGCTAATGATTTTCTGCATGTTCCTCAATAGGAGTTAGTGTGTACAAAGTTTCGGCACAATCACGGATGAAGTCTTGGAATCTTTGCTCGACTCCAATAGTTGTTTTATTACCTTGACTCACCCAGTCATGACAAAACTCATATACGAGTCTGCAATGATCATTTAGGTGATGAGAAAGAGCACGAAATACTTCAGCACGAAGTAGCATTCGTTCCTCAGAGTACCTCCAATCATTCATGTCGGTTGGATCTAATAAAGCTTTCCGCATCGAGTATAGCGAGTGGTTTCCTGCCATTCTTTTTTATAAAGAGAATTGGTTCGTAATCACCAGAGTTAGCACATGCCTGGTCATACGCATCCCAGACGTTTAGTTTTTCTGTGTTCTTACATTCTACTGAGAAAGGAAACTTTTGTCTAGCTGCACGTGCCATGATGATGTCTTCACCACCCGCACCCATAGATCTAGATTCAACATCCTCAGGATGTACTTCTAACATCTCGATGAGCATGTCTCTCACCCACTGTTGTAGTCTCCTACCCTTTGCCTTAGCAGACTGAACCCTCATCACTTAGTCGCTCACTTACTATATCTATAACGTATTTTGCTATCGTCTTATGTCCTTCTACAGAAGGATGCCCATCGTCGGGTATTTTATCATATACCAATAGTTCTGGTGGCATAGGTTTATCCTTAGGCCAGTCCCTTTTGCCTATGTGATACAGATCATACTTATTATCAGTGCATTGAAAAGGTACCAACGTACTAAAGAAAGATCTTCTTGCTCGACCCACAGATGCAACGTATGCTTTCATTGCATTGTATACAATAGTTTCTTTAGTTTTTCCATAATGATCATTATAGACTCTACTAAATCCAAACTCCATCCACTGTATAAACTTTGCTCCTTCTATAGGTCCCCACCGAGATATACATTTCTCCTTCATACCCTTCCCAAAACTATATCTTGTCCACCCCTGCGTTTTAGGATCAAAAAACTCACCTCTAGTAGGAATAGTGGTTTGCAGAAAATAAAAATCATAAACCTCACTAGTAGGTTTACTGAAAATGTGCCTTATAACTGCATCGTTACTAGAACCACAAGAAGATAAGTTTATTTCTTCAGCACCAAAGTGATCACATACTAACTTAGACCACCTTACATCTTCTGGATCTATACCTAATACTTTTTTGAGGCCCCCACCATATGTAAATGAATCACCGTCAAAATAAAACTTCAATCTTTGATTCTTTCAGTTACTATATCTATAACGTATTTTGCTATTGTCTTATGCCCTTCTACAGAAGGGTGTCCATCGTTGGGTATTTTATCATATACCAATAGTTCTGGTGGTACAACTTTATGCTTAGGCCAGTTGTTTATTTTGTTTATGTGATACAGATCATACTTATTATCAGTACATGGTTTGTCTTTTTCAAAACGCACTAACGTACTAAAGAAAGATCTTCTTGCTCGACCTATAGATGCAACGTAAGACTTCAATGCATTGTATGTAATAGTTTCTTTAGTCCTCCCATAATGTTCATTATGGACTCTACTAAATCCAAACCGTATCCACTGTATAAATTTTGGTCCTTCTATGGGTCCCCATCGTTCCATACATCTGGTTTCTACATCCTCATTCAGACCATATTTCATCCACCCCTGCGTTTTAGGGTCAAAAATCTCACCTCTACTAGGAATAGTGGTTTGAAAAAAATAAAAGTCATGAACCTCAGTAGTGGGTCTACTAAACGTATGCCTCATAACTGCATCGTTACTAGCACCACCAGTAGATAAGTTTATTTCTTCAGCACCAAAGTGATCACATACTAACTTAGACCACCTAACTTCTTCTGCAACTGCACCTACTTTGTCTAGACTACCACCATAAGTAAAAGAGTCCCCATCAAAATAAAATTTCATTCTAATTCTAGGAAGTGTGATATAGCATATGTAGCTTTTGCCTGATAATATGTAATATTTTTTTCTCGGACCCAACCTATAGAATCATAATCAATAACCTTTGGGACACCATGCTGGTTTACTAAAACATTCCCAGGGTGCATATCAACATAAGACAATCTATAAGTCACTCCATCCTGAACTAAGGTTCTCTTACTAAATTCATAGTAAAGATTATGCATATCATTCATAAACTTATATGCCCACTCAGGTGATCGATTATCCCACCACCATTCACCTAGAGTTTTACCACTCCAATTCTTAGCAACATAATGATCATTAGAGTAAGCGTATAGTTCCAACAATAGTGGACTGTCTATGTCATTCAGCATCTCAAATGCTTCTTTATGACATGTAGCAAGATCTAGGGACCAATAACCTTGAACTCTTTTATAAAAGTTAGTTGTTAGTTGCACCCGTTTCATCAGTTAGAGTTGGAATCCACTGAATGAATCTTTCTGAACATCTTGCTTGATACCCCCCACGACATAAGACTCCACCTCCGTCTCCTGTGGGGCGACCTGAAGACCCTTAGAAGAGATCCAGTGCTCAGTCCAAGGAAGAGGATTAGAATGGATTGGAGCGTCGTATAGGGGTTTCAAACCAATCGCACGCATACGCTTATTAGCGATCCACTCCACATACTTGACGAGGAGTTTGTCGTTGAGACCAATCATGCTGCCATCCTTGAACAGATACTGTGCCCACTCCTTCTCTTCTTCCACTGCATTAGAAAACATATCAGTGACGGTTTGCTCTTCTTCTTTGATGATGTCTAGCATCTCAGGATCATCACCCTTCTGCCATGCCTTGATAATTTGTTGAGTCAGTACAGTGTGCTGGTTCTCATCAC